GGAGAAACTAGGTGCCTCCACAATCTCAGCACGGGAATGGAAGAAGGTTGCTGAGAATAGACTGATATTGTTGCAACGATTAGACTCTGCAATTACAGAGCATTTGCTCTCGGTAGCAGAGACTGGGGTGATTTTTGGAGTCACTCATGATATAGAAGCAGAGGCCTGGGAGTCTACAAAGGGCTTCTCAGGAGGGCAACTGGCTTCATACATTATGGGGAAAATAGAAATTGCATCGATATATACTAGGGACCTGATGAAGGAAGCTGCGGCTATCCAGGTAACCTTAAGTGATACTTATGACCACGCTTGTAAAGCTCTGGAAGTTGGGAGACCTATAGATGATCTAACCATTCCTGACATCACCAGCCGTGTAAGTGTTCCTTCATCCCCCTTGAGAGATCTGGTAGATGAGCTCAACAATGATTCCCCTCCCACCTCTTGCAAGAAATCTGATCTAATGACCAGATATGCACCCCAGCACACAGAGATTGTTCAGGACCATGCGGAACAGGCTCTTGCTCTCTTCAAGAAATAATCTTCATAACCTTTTTGATCAAGTAGGGTAAGTGATAGAGGCATAATCTCTATAAGGACTCAGATAATGAACAGCAAATTGAGAACCACAGACGAGTCAAATTATTAAAAAGAAGGATTGGATTAGGCAGTCAGCGATTCTCTGAAAGCAGTGTGACTTTGTATCGACGATTGTAATCATTGTATCACCGATGCCTTATCCCCCTACTGCTAAGTCTGGGAGGCCATCTCACCCAGCTCAGGCAGTCCAACTATCAGGGGATGCCGATAAGATCTTGAGGAATCAGTCATCCTACACAGAATATGCTTTATCGGTGCGGTCAAAGGTTAATACAGTAATGGAAGCTGGATATGAAGCCATGACAGAAAATGCTCGTCGAGGTAAGCAGCTCTATGAGCTATGTCAGATGGCCGCTGTCCTCAGATATCAGGTTGAAGCATCTACTGAGGGTTCTGTCACTGAGGTCAGAGCAAAGGACTTAGCTCCTCCGTTAGGATCTTTGAGTGGTATCAAGTCATCTGACAAGTATTATGAGTACATTCAGGAGACTCTACAGGAGGTCAAGACTCATCTAATCACTCTGCATATCAATGAGAAAAGAAGTCGGAAGCTTCTCAATGAGGTCGTAGGGACAGTGGAGAAGCCTGATCCAAATACAATAGAATCCATTGACACATCAGGGAACCCCTGGGAGAACATGGATATGATCCATCGAGTGATTAAAGAACTGGATGATGAGGATGAATGAGCTAGAGTGTTGTGATTCTAAGGTTCTGGGAGACCATATTATGAGAACTAAAGAAAAT